GTCTAGCACACCTGCCGCTGCATACTCTTTAGCTATTGTCTGCAATCTTTCCAACCTAACCTCATCCTTCGAGGAGTAATTTATAGTGATAGCGAAGTCGCTGTAGCAGAACGTATCTGGCATTATCTCGAAGGTATACGATTTGGGACCCATTATGTATGACCCCTTCTTACCATCTTTGTAAGCTATCTGTGCTGCAGATATATAGTTGTTTAACAACCTGTTATGTGCTGTTCTGAACACCTCAAACAAGTCTTGATTACGCATAAGAGATCTCTGTATTCCCATTCTTACGTTACTAACAGCATCTCTCTCAGCTATCTGACCCATCATCTGTGGGTTTGTGCCGGCAATGATATCAGCCTGCTCTTGTATCATAGTTAGAATAGCATTTATCGCTGTTATAGATGTACCGCTAACAGAGTTATCATAATTTCCGTAATGAGTGAACAACGAGGCACCTGGTTCTGTGGGGTTATACAACTCAACACCATTCTTCTTAAGCGCGATGAACTTGAAGAGTCTCTCCATAAAGTCGTCGCCAAGCACCTTCGGTATAGCTGCCATGTTTACCCTATCACCGGATACACCAGAGTTTGCTACAAGGTTGTCTCTATGGAAGATAACCAAGTCAAATGCATCTTGCAGATCCTTCAGCGCTCCTACCATTGAGTACGGAGTCCCATTCCTATCATTGTACAGCACACCGTCGTATGTGAAGGCGCACTCGTATGGGTTATCTGCCGACCGTGATATGTGTCTGCTCTTACCACCGTTTACATAGTTTCTACCGGCTATACGAACTACCTCATATCTATCAACCCGGTACTGCTTATTCATCTTACCAAGAGTTCCCTCGGTTTGTTTCATTGCTTCCAGCTCATCCTCATCAATGTCTACTTCGTTTATAGCTAACCACTCCACGTGGAACACTTCAATAGCATCCGCTAGAGACAGCGACTTCTGACCGTACGCATCATCGTTGTAGTACACATCATCCATATCAAGACCGGTCCGTATACTGTGACCGCTGTACCCAGCAACCGAGTTACCAAAGATATTCAGCTTCTGCTCTTCTGTCATAAACTTACCGTACTTCTTCATGATACTTGTACGTGTCATATACTCTCTATGAACTACTGCATCTGCCGAGTCAATGTATTGACTATTAGTGTTTTTATTGAAGAATATGTTCTCAGGTTTTATTACCTCAAAGATCGGATCCGACCCAACTGTGTCTACATACACCCTGTAGTAACATTCTCCGGTAACAAGTAGGTCCAGCAGCATCTGTTTTAGCTTCTGTCTCGCGTCAATTCTGCTATTACCTTCGAAGTACTTCAGCACATTCATTGCTGCAGATACGAAGTCGTCTATGTAAGACTCGCCGTACTTTGAGTTTATCTTCTTAACTTTGGATGCAAAGAATCTAGATGGTCCGTTTGGATCCTCTTTTGCTTCTTTTACAAATCTCTTCGCATTTTCCGAAAAGTCCGTCACAGCGGCTCTTATCTCACCGAGTCTCTTCTGCTCCTTCTCGTTACGTATTGTTTCGATGGTCTGCTCATCCGTACATCCAACACTGTAGTTGAAGGTTTCCATCTCTAATTGAGACAGCAATGAGTCGATCCTCGGTTTTATTATGGGTGTGAATCCGAGAGATGACGGAGTTCCGATGCCGTAGTTATCTGTTATATGTTCGAACTCTGTATCGTCTCTAACACCGTTATAGTAGTTTCTGTATGTCTTATACTTTGGATCTCTTCTGTATAAACTTGATATCCAGTAATTAGCGGATTCTCGTATGTACCTTTCCTCTTGCTTCTCTTTCTCTGATATACGAAAATCATCGACGTATAAAGATTGACTTTTAACTTCTCCAATCATGTCTTCTTGATATTAAAAAAGAGGAGCCCGTTTAAAGACCCCTCTGGTGGCTCACACCACAAATTTATTTCTCTTTAATTTGTACTACAAATCTCTATTGTTCTATCACAACAGAGACGTACAACTCGGACATGGCCCGTATTTCTGACTGACCAATACCGCCTCTTCGTAGGATTTCTCCAACACTGTATTCTATACCAACAACGTCGCCTTCCTTAATCGATCCTAACACATCAGGACCAACCTTCAGCACTTTTGCATACGTCATCGAGGTTAATCTCGGATCTTTTGCATCAGACCCAGCTATAATTCCATCGTTGTCTACATCTATAACCTCAACCAATACCCTATCAAACAAAGGGGCCATGTTCACTACATCATCATTACTCATAACATCAATCTTCGCAAGTGCTGTTTTTACCGGTATAACCTTCTTTAAACTATCCAAGGTAGCTAAGTGACTACCAGCCATGCTGTTAAACATCACATTATCTCCAACCTTCACAGAATCATCATCGTCTGGGGAGACAGCAACTACCTTTGCTGTGTAGACAAGAACTCCGTTCTCATCGATATAGTCGAACAACTCGTCGTTATTCCAAAATCCATCTTTCTGATCGATGGAGGACAAGTCCAGCTCAACTACTATATTACCCTTAGTGGGTTTAAAAATCGCATCTTCTCTTATAATCATCCTAGTACAAGTATTATAGTTAATATTTTTCATAATCAGTGTAGAAGTGTATCTTTCTGTGACAGTTTGCACACACTATTATACACTTGTTTAATTCTGCCTTCATGACATCCATGGACACTGCCTTTCGTACCAAGTCTGAGATGTTATCCAACTTACTATTCGTATGGTGAAAGTCTAGACACGCTTGGTCTGTCTCACCGCATATCGCGCATCTTCCGTTTCTCTTCAGGTCGTTTACGTACTTACGTAATTCCTTCCTTCGGACGGCGAAAGATTTCTTCTCCGATGTATCGGACTGTCTGTTGTTACTCACTCAATACTCTTTTAACCTCTTTCAAATAGTGTACAGCCGATACATACTTCTCTGACGGATGCATCAGATTCTTCTGACCAAGCCTATGTATCAACACATCTATTAAATTAATCTCTGTAATACCATCAGAAGCTACAGATGTTGACCTGGCACCTATTGGGCGTGACATTGTTAGGAATGGTATTATAACCTCATCCCCATTTAAAGTGTTTATTGAGTATTTGATCCCATTCTTGCTCTGCTCATTGATAAGAGCTTTTATTCTATCTTCTTCCATTGTTCTTATATTTGTCTGATGTCGCGCTGCAAAGCGTCCATTATGTTAGCTACATTTTTATAAGGCATCGATGAGAGCACCGAAACCACATCATTCAACAGTGCTATGGATATTGAAACCCTCTCTGCATCCACTTGCTTAGCTAACTGTTCTTTCTTAGTTGGTGACATCTGAGTCGGCTCGGTTACCATCTCTATATCTACCCTATCGTGATTGATTGAATCACTCTGTATATCACTCATACTTAATCATGTGTTATTGTTTGTGTTTAATTACTCTTCATATGTATTATAGTAAAATTTATTTAATATATACTAAATAGGTACCTCTGACTCGAAGTTTTTATCAAACCTCAATCTACCAGACATATCTATCCAATCCGCATTACTACGTATCTCTCTCGGGATAGCCTCATTCTCAGCGTTTTTGTTTGGTATTACACCTCTCTTCTTCTTCCCTGTCCTTGGATCAATGTAATAACCAAAAGCTTTAAATCCGATGATTACGTTCTCCTCCTTAGTCGACATTATACCAATCAAGTCCTCGTCTGCTATCTCGCATAGCCCCATAGCTATAACAAGGTCAAACTTTCTCCTATCGGTTCTACGGTAATCACGCAACTGCTCAAGCAATTCTTTGAAGAATATCTGATCGTAGTAATCGTCAACATACTCCTTGATCTTACCGTCTTGATGGTCTATAACGTTCGTAGCTGATGTGGTACCGATTAACCGGCTATTATCTATCCCAAGAAGTCTATCGTTACCGTCTCCTCCAGAAGGAAGTGCAATGACAGGTCGCTTTATAAACCTGTCGTATTGCTTCATCTCTTTGAAGTACGCAACAATGCCGATCTTAGTATACTCTAGGTTTACTTTTGCGTTGTAGTACATAACCAGTTTGAGCACGTTCTCATAATCCCACCTAACATCCAGACTTCTACCAACATACATAGCTACGTATAGGTTGGATGATTGAGACATGTACTTACCATCGACAATTCTTTTCTTCACCAAAACGCCGAGAGAAGACCGGTCCTTTATACTTGTACTATCCAACTGACCCTGGTCGATACTATCGACTCCAGCGATGTACAAGTCTTTGTAGGTACTCTTACCATCATCGCCCTTATACGGATGCTCTACGATTAAAATATCTCCTTCTGGATTTTCTGACCACTTCACTCCTATGATAGCTCCGTTATTAGACTTAACCCACTCCAGGAAACCGGCTTTAGGAAGCATATGTTTCTTCTCGTAGTCAAGAGCTGTTGTCTGCATTGCTATCTTCTTTTGATTGAAGATATTTGAACCAAGTCTTGAGAATACCTCATCTATTGTAAATGGAAACTCTTGTACAACCTTGCTATAGATCTCCATATCGGACTTCTTCCTAGAACGCTCATCCTCAAGTATTTCCCTCGCTTCCTCATTGTTATTCACACCGGTCTCTTCCCAACCGCAACCACCGTACAGGTAATCTGCCGGCAGAAAAAAGCACGTCTTCTTCTTGAAGTCATTTACTGAGATGATGTCGAAGGCGTCTGGTTCGTAAAATATGTCTTTAGCCTGGTCGGATGTAACAGACCCTCCTGTACCGATGAAGAAGGCACGTACTTTAGCAAGTTTACCTACCCTCCACGATCCTAATGTAGCACCTATACACGCTTTTAGGTTTCCTTTACCTCCGGCCCAGTCACCAATCTCCTCGAAAAGTTGATAATCAGGACGAGATCCACGAGTAACACCTGGGTTGTCTCCGTAAATTACCTTATTCACACGAGACCTAGGACCTTCTTGGTACTTCACGCCGTCCCTGATCACTTCCTGACCTGACAAAAGGGCACTCTGTGTGTCAGTTATCCTGTTAAGAGCTAATGTTGGGTGAAATTTCGAGACGTCATTCACCATATTCAGAAACTTGGTGAAGGCCTCATTCGCGTGACCCGAGTTAGATGCCGATATCACGCTGTGTGACTCCGGTTTCAAGTGGTATATTTTTGCAGCAATAGATAAAATCGAGTAAGTCTTACCGGATGCACGACCAGACATCCACAAGAAATGTTTATTCTCGTAGTTCGCCTCCTCAATCAGTTTGAAAATGTGGTCGTGCATCAATGAGTAATAAGGAAACCTAGTATCAAAGTCGTTAGTAACCTTACCGTTGGAGTCTTTGATTGCTACCATAAACGGTGTGAAGTTTAGAAGCCAGTAGTGGTCTCCCGTAATACGCTGGTTACCATACTCATATCCGTATATACACCTCTTGAGGTGCTCCTCATACCACTCTATATTTTCTGCAGAGTCAAGTGCTACTTGCGGCGGAGTCCTTCCCTCGAAGAACTTTTTGTGTAAGCCAGAACCCCACCGATAATTTTCAATTCCTATCTGAGATGGACGAGCTCCGTATAAACCGGTCTTCTGTCTCATCCACTCATTCTTCTCCCTTATTTCATCGCCAATAGCACAAAGCTCCCTATCCGGGAGCCATATGCCTGTAGCCTCATCAATTTTATATGACATTTATTATTACTTTCCTTTACGTAACACTCCAAGTATTTCACTGAACAAGTCTGGGTTAGCGAAGTCACCAGCCCCAGCCTTTCTGAAGGAACCTCCAAACGACTTGATGTAGTACTCATCCGTAGCTGGGTCATAAGTCAACGAGCTACCTGAGAGCCTGTTTCTGAAAGACAGAGCATATACTCCGTTAGTTGACTCATTGTCTATCGTCACCGGCTGTATTGCATTTGTATCTGAAAATGAGACCTTTCCGTCTTTGATTTTGTATGGAAGCTCTATCGCTCTTCCGATATTCATTCTATTACCCATCTGGCCTATTGATTTAATCTCCCCTGTAGACTTATTGATCTTGTAGTCTTTACCATCTTCTCCTACCACAAAAGTGTCATATGTAAGGAAATTCTCTCTCATCTTTTCAGGTATGTAACTCGGTATATACGGAGCTTGGGGTTCTGCTGGCGCTGTAGCGTATTCTGCAGGAACAACCGACTCCTTTGGTCCAAGTGCTTCAGGTCTTTCTTTGGTTGCATCCCCCTCCATTGTTGCTGATGGGAGTATATAGCCACCCTTACTCTCGTCGTATACAGCTGTTCCGCCTGCTGTCTGTATAGGTGGTAGTGTAGATTCTTCACTCGGAGTGGTAGTCGGTTGTGCAGGTTGGGTTGGGTTGGTTGTAGGCGCAACCGGCTCTTCCGGCTTCTTTGCAGTAGCTGTTGGTTTGAGATACTGCTTCATATCCTCTGTAGGGGTATAATTGAATTCCTTATCCTCTGCTGATCTAGCTGAGTATAGAGCGTCGTTCCAGACGAAGAAGGCGTCTTCCGGGGAAGCGTTGTCGCCCGCAGATACTAATCTCTGTCGGTGTGCCTTAAAAGCATCTGAGAACTTTGTGTCTTTCCCGTATATCTCAACTGATGGTTTTGGTGCTGCAGCGGCCGGTGCTTCCTCTATAATCTGTGGTGACACCACCTCGGTATTTTCGGTAGTCGGTTTGGCGGTGGTTGGCTTTTGTGCATCATTAACAACTTCTTCTGTTGGTGCTGTCTTTGGTGTCTCATCTTTCTTCGACATCATAGCTGCTCTATGTACCGCGTAAGATCTATCTAATCTACGGTTATATCTCTCATCGGACATGTTGTCGCCCTTCTTTAAAAGCTTCACCGCCCTTGTTTCTTGCTCCGCTGCTGTAGTCTTTCCAGAGTCTATCTTCTTTAGTATCCTTGTGGATCTCTTACTATTTCGTTTATCTCTACCCTTGAGATCTGTGGTATTTTGATCTGTTGCCATTGGTTAAATGTATTGATTCATAGTATTTTAAGTACTAAGCAGCCCACTCTCAAGAGGTGACTTTGACATACCCCTTATCGACTTACCGCTCGAACCATTCACGTACGAGTCGATTATCATTGTCTTCGTAGTCACTAGACCGACAATGTCCTTGAGTATGTTATTGATTATATCTATATTCGATGAGAAAGTAACATTCTCATTCGATGTACGCGTATTCTTTACTATCGTCGGCTTAGTATCATTAAGAAGATCACTCATCTGGTCTATCTTCTTATCGTATGCCCTAACATCCTTATGGTAGTCTGTTACATATAGGTTGTTAACTTCCTCCCTTGCAGCATCTATCATCCTTAATTCAGCCGGAGTGTACACGGAGTCCAGATACTTATTACCATATACCAATCTTCTCGCTTCTTCCTCCTTCTCATCAAACCTCATAGTAGATAAGGGATTATCCTCGCTACAATCCTCTGCTAAGTATATGAATAAAAGCGCATCCTCTGCCCTATTTGGCATCAGCGACACGTTTCTTAGCTTGCTCAAGTCTGATGGAATCGAGTCTACTGAGACTGTCCCTTTGTATAGCTTCAGCTTCATCTTTCTTTATTAGTGATTTCTTATACAGAGTTGCATCTACATCCCTGTACAATGTTATATCTCCTTTAGATAGCGGCGATAATTTCATCTGCCCTCTTACCCTCGTCATGAGAGCCTCTCGTCTTATAGACGCAACTATGATATCTCTTTTCTTGTGTATAAGCGCTAGCTCAGACAACCCATTAGAGATGATCTTAGAGTTTGATACAAACGATGTAACACCGTCGTACTCATTCTCAGCTGTTTCAGGAACCATTATATCAATGGCCTTCCTAAGCTCACTAGCCTTACTATCAAACACATGCAAGGCCCTCTCTTCAGCAGTTTCATTATACTTTATGTAACATGCAACCCCCTTCTGCAGCAAGCTAATATCCTTTTCACTCAACTTTATCTTGGTTGTATTTCCGAATGCTTTAAACATCGCCTCCCTATGTCGGTTCTCCATCACATCTCTCATGGGATTCTCCTCAGTCAAGTCACACATGAAGAATATGTACAAGAACATCTTATTACTCTTCTTTTTCGTAGTCGACTTGTCGTTCTTCACTATATTCATGAAGTCCTCAAACAAGTATATCTGCGGCGTCATAACCAACTCATCTTTCCTAAACTGAAATCTTATCATCTATCCCCTATATTTGAACCTCATAATGCGTAAGACACTTCATACACATAAGTATTTTAGTTGTTGCGGTAGTTCCGTACATATACCCATCTGATACGTGTTCACACTCCACAGCTACGATGGGGGCTACAGAAGATGCTTCTTTACCAAGCAACTGTCGCACCCCGCTCATCATAACTTCATTCTGTCTGTCAAAATCACTCTTCGACATATCACCGTAACTATTACGTACTCTTTACAAGTAACAAGTCTTTTGTATTAAACAACTTCTCTTGGTACTCAAGAGTGTTTGTAAACCAAAAGCATTTTATCCCGTAAAGTGCACTCTTGTTATTGTCTTTAAAAGTCACTTTTTCAACACTCTTCACTACCATAACTGGTTTGTGTGCAAGAGCCTGTCTTACTTCTACCTCATCTCCTGGATTGAAGAAAACCTTTTCACTAGTCTCATTCATATACATTATATCGTTAATTCTCATTGTCTTTAAGTTATAAGGCTCTTATCCATGTTGGCTTTGTACTATACAATTTATCATCCTCAGACACATACCATTTACCGCCGTGCGTTTCGTACGCAGCATGCAGTTCGCCAGACCTAGTCCAGTACACACGCATAGGATATGCCGGTACAAACTCTGCGCCCTCAGGAGTCACAACAATCAATACCTTCTCCTTTACCTTTTCGGGTAATCCCAGAAGTGTTTGATATATCGCAAGTTGTATGGAGTAATGTATCCAGTTACAGTCGTGTAGATACTTAAAAGGACCGCTCATCATCTTGTAGCCTGTCTTCCTATTATAGTAAGATTTTTTTTCTAATGGCTTCTTCGTAAACTTCCAGTCAAATATCATGTAGTTATAGCTCGGTGTGTCTGAGAAGTGGGCATCTGGGTTAATCACCTTCTTCTTCAGAAGTATATCAGATTGACCGGCTACCTTTATATCTCGATCGTAGAGAAGTATCTCTGTCTTCGCCAATTCATAACCATCTCCAAACAGCTTCTCTACTACCTCTTCCACATACTTAGACTTCTGGTGATCTGGAATCGTGAGACATGACTTATCAACTTTATTGAAGAGGTCTTCTCCATACTTATGCAACATAGTCCCATCTTCTGATGCAGCCTTACCAACGGAGTTCCACTCTTGCACAACTTCTCTCCAATCCCTACCGTAGTATAGTATATTACTCTTATTACTACACACCTTCTTAGCTGTAGCCTCCGCATCAAACTTCTCTTTATAGTTTGATAAGAGCTGTGTCACAGACGTCCACTTTATCGTGGGATCGCTAAGCATCACATACTTATGACCTTCTTCTATAAACGCAACCTTACCATCAAGAGATACGTTCGAGTACTTAATATTTGTGTTAATTAAACTTGCATCTACATCACTCATAATTCTTCACTGTTATTGTTGTTGCTGTTGCTGTTCATACTTAGTTCTTTTATACCTCTACTACTGCTACTGTTAAGTAGTTTATTCACAAGATCTTTGTTGGTATCAAGAGCACTTATAGAAACTCCTGCTACCTCACTTAATAACTTCCTATCCATATCCTCTTCCATCTCTCGGGTTATATAGTCACTGGCTTCTACGATAGCTGCGATAGTCCTGTCAGTCGTACTAAACCCACGTTGTTTCCAGTAGTTCCTTATCACATACTGACTTCTATCGGTATATATCGAGACCTCACTCGTCTTCCACTTCTTATTGATCTCCATCATATCCCTCGCAATATCTATAGTCTCAGCATCTCTGATACGTATAACATCCCTAACACTCTTAATCGTGGAATTCTTCTCATACCAAACGGTATCAAACTTGAAGATATATGTCGGTATCCCTTTGAGATCCTCTAGTGTTCGTATAGACATGGCATTGTTTATACCCTTCTCAAGCTCGTCATACGCTAGTCTCCTCCCTATGTTATTATACATATTCGAGTTTAGGTGTGACGATAAATACTCAATATCTAATCCGGGATTAAGCAGCATTAACACAACCAGATTCCACGAGAATAAAGCGAGGGGAGTCAGCTCTCTAAGCTGCCACGGAGCTATGGACACACCCATCTTGGGATATGGGACGCTTGTAATAACGTATCCATCTTCATTAAAGACATATCCATCCGGACAGTCATACTTATTACTCCACTTGATATTTGGGGCATCATCTCCACTTAACGACGCAACGTGATTTGATGCACTCCTCCTCTTCATAACCTTATTCTCCATCACTCTTCTTCCTACTCTCAGCTATCGCAATCTCCATCATCTTATTTACTTCAGAGCTCCTGCTCTTACCATCAGCAAGTACCACCTCATCAAACTCCTCTACGACATTAACATCTAACGTCATGAGGTATCTACCGGTCTTGCTATACTTCTTTGGTCTACCAGACATATTTGTACAACATTATTTTATACGTATATATACGCAGTGTGTGGTTTAATACTACTTCTATACATGTATTATAGTAAAATATAATTTGGTATATACATATCTCGACTTTAATTATTGCAAGTTACTATAGTACTATAGCATCGTGTTAAAATTAAAGTCGCACATCTCATCACCATCACACCTACCGACATAAACGCTTATAACACAAGCGGTACACGCAGCGGCCATCCTAACCCCTCTTCGCTCTTACACGTAACTTCTCCGTAACTCCTATCGCAACTCCTCGCGCGGTGTACGCAGCGCAACATCATCACACATGGCACCTACCGACATGCACGTATAGTATGTATGCAAAAAAAATTTTGAAAATTTATGAGGGGGAGTCACGCTTGATGGCACTCATTGAATCACCCCGGGTCACTTTTGAAATGGGAAAAAGAAACGTATTACACAATTTCAGAATCACAATTGGAAAATGGAATTTAATCACATGTCTCTACGGAATACACGATTTGATTTCAAATTACAAATACACATGCACTCATCAACTCATCGACATGGTCACACCTAATCAATTTATTAGTGTAGACAGCTACTGCCCAGTGATGGTGGTAAAGCCGTGGACTGGCGACATATGCTTGGTCTATACTATCTCTCGGCGTGACGCACAGTCATGTCAACTGCTATTTAGCAGTCCATTTGAATTTAATCTAACTTAACCGTGGGGTGCGCATACATTATCACGCACGAATAATATGAATAATAACAGAATCACACAAGTCGTGTACGTGTTAATGGTACATGATGAGTGTCATAGTTACATTGAATGTATCTATGATAGTTTAGATACGGCTCGTACTGCAGTTGAGGCTGTGTATGATGGCTATATAGATGATTTCAAAAGATACAATGAGCTATCCAAGCTGCAGAGAAAGTACTATACCGCATCATCGGCAGAGTTTGCAAGGGTCTGTAAGGAGATCGAGGATAGTATCACATACATGACTACACCGCAAGACAGGGCCTTGAAGGAACAACGTCTTAGACTGATTAAAGATCGATATAATAATCGCAGAAATAAATATGCGGATGAGTACGATCAGCTAGGGAGACGACTGTCTACATTCTTCAGTCTGTTCCCTAACTACGATGATAAACATCCCCGGGAGTACCATATATTAAGTGTAATTAAAATGTTCCGTAAATTTCAACTAAATACATTAAAAGCATGAAAAGGAATAGAAACGTGGAGTGTCTCATACCGAGCACTCCATACCCACCCGAGGGTAGGTACGATGAAGAGATAGAGGAGTTCTGCTCTACCTATGATCTCCACTATGATGATTACGATGACGATGACGATTACTGGCGCGATTATTTTGACCAGTATTATGATTACGATGACGATGAAAGACACCCAGAGCACGAGTCTTATAAGGAGTGGATGGAGGATCTTCATGGTAACAATGACCACTACGAACACCTCGAGTACTATGGCTACGATGATAGTCTAGCCGACAAGTACAACGAATACGATAGGCGTTACGCGGAATATAATCCAGATGCGTGGCGTGTAGAGTACTATAGACTGGATGTTTGGCGTTCGTAATAACTGCGGGTAAGTGTAAGACACGAGGAGCTTCGTCGCTCATACCCGCACAAACCGTTGCGTAGACCTCATCAACCTACGTGACCTTAACTTAAATATGCGGCTAGGAACCGCTTGATGGAAATATTATTAATATGGTAATCAATCCAGTAATTGCCAAGGGTCTCTCCGGTGTAACCGTCGAGTTCTCCCTTCAGGAGTTAATTGTAATCGCCGGTCTTGTAGAAAGACTGCAATCTATTAACCTGGCTGGTCCAGACAGCCCAGCGCGACCAAAGTTTCATCTGCCATCTGAGTTTAAAGAAGAACTTGGGGTAGTTCGGATATTGATGTCTGATACTGCGGTGATGCTCAGCAAGATCGCGAAGGATGTCTTATCTATCGATGCAGCTCACAAGAGTCTGTTTGACCCATCGGTTGGCACAGAAAGCAGGAAGGAGGTGAACAATGAACTTTAATATCATTGTTACCACAATGGACACCTCAACCAGGTTGACAAGTCCATTGAACAGGATTAATGCAGACCGCCTGTGTAGAACTATTGAAGCCACTGGTGTTGCTTCTGCGAGAATGGTCGCAGCGCCTAAAGTAATTCCACCAGAGTCACGCATTGTGACTCACTCTCACGGCAGTACAATATACTGCGTAAATCTGTCGGCTATGGATTCTTTCATCATTAAGCAGATGTTCAACCTAACTGATGCGGACGGGTGTCTCTCTCTTCGCGGCGGAGACTGTGTCATTGCAGTTCATGGCCCTGCGTTTAACATGGACAAGGCTGTGCGTACTCACAGGAGATTATCCAGTGCTGCAAGAGCTGATAATAGCTACCACGCACGCCCATTTGTGTGTGACAGCATGTATAGGTACAACTAACCAAATCGAAATGCTCTGACCCTTACGATTATTTAGAGCAAGCAAGACTAGTAGTACATCTCATCAATGTGCTAATACGTAGAGCTACCTACGAAACCGAAGCTGTTGTAGCACAATTAGCAGCTTCATAAATCTAACCAGGTGTGTAATGCACCACAAACTTTAAGAAGATGGCAGCATCTGATTTTTATCGTAACGTGTTCTCTTTGTTGAAGAACACAAGACTCGCCTTAGGGTATATCCCAGTAGGTGAGGAGTTCAAACTCCAAATCGCTGAGCCTAACGGTGAGGTGACCAAGGAAACAATCGGGAGCCTGCAGGCCTCCCTAGTGGGTAAAACCATCACCACCGAGCTGGGTATCTACAAGGTAGCCGGCATCATCGTGTGTAAGGACACTAAGGACGTTTCCTTTATGTCCGAGACAGTGAAGGTGATTGATAAGGAGCTGCTCTCAACGCGTGAGTTGTTGAGTAACTCCAAGTTTTGCTCCATTGCGGAGTACATCTCCGGGGTTGCTAAGGCCAAGGATCCGTCCAAGGTCATGTACACGGTTGTGGGCAAGGTTGGCTTGCATAACCGTATGTCTCTTGACGCGGTGAAGGAGCGCAGACTGCGTTACCTCCCTGAGTGCTATGACGGCAACCCTGGATACCAGGCTGTCGTGAGCTCCATTGACTCGTTCGCAACGAGTGAGTCTATCGCCAAGTATCAAACCGCTGTTAGAACGCTGCTTGCTAGCGGCCTGAGAGCTGGAGTTGAGAAAGAGGAGGGCATGAGAATGCTCACCATTGTTGTTACTGCCAAGCTGCAGTAGATCTCTTCCAAAGAACCGGGGTAACTCCCGGTTTTTTTCTGAAGGGGATCGACATCCTGTGTAACCTGTGTCTTTTTTTAGGCAGAGTGTGAGATAACTGCGCTTTGCTAAAGAAACACACTAATATATATTATATGAACAACGTCGACCCGAAAATCGCTCTAGCGATCTTCACAGCATTAGGCTCAGACCGTATAGCCTTGGGTAACATCCCTGAAGGTACGGAGTTCAACATCATCATTGATGCTGACAAAATCAAAGGCGATGTAACGCGCGATAACGTTGCTGAAGTAGAAGCAAAGATAAAAGGTGAGGGTATTGATACCGAAGCCTCAATCTACAAGATTGCTTCCATCATCGTAGTGGATGATAAAGCCGGAGTGTCGTACACCGACAAGAAAACCGTTAAGAGGGGTACCGCAGAGCTTATCTCATCGCGTGAACTCACCCGCAACGGTTTCCAAACCTTAGCCAACTTCATGAAGAAGCTGGAGGTTAACGGTGGCATCGACTTATCCAAAGTTAAATTCCGCGTTATGGGCCATATCGGTATGGTTAACCGCTTCTCAGACGAAGCCGTAGCTAACCGCAGACTGCGCTACTTACCGGAGAATTATGCTGGTTACCCAGGTTACAATGCTGCTATGTCAGCTATGACAACCTTCAACCTTGACACCTTCAGAACTGCCCAAGATGCGTTATTCGCCTCGAAGTTGCGGGATGGTGTTGAGATGGACCACAACAATCTCCAATCAACAATCATTGTTGAAGTAGTAGCATCAGCTGATGCACCTACCGGAACACCAACAAGAGGAAGAGGCGGTAAGAAAACTACCTAAGCCTTGACCTTTACCGCTAGAGGGTGAGTCTCACGACTTGCCCTTTAGTTTTACTTTTTGACTTTTAGGTTAGATTTATAAGTATAGTGAACACAAATGATTGAGAAATTGAGACAGATAGAGTGGATTGCGTGATGAACAGTTTTACTCCTCTGTCTCTTTTTTTATTATACTAATCGACACCTCTATTATACCAACATCATTACAGCATTACGCTTCCTTCTGAAATCATACATTTACAACCTAACACATACACAATGTCAGACAATCAGGAAACCCCAGGTATTGAACTCATTCCTGAAGAAAATATGAGTTACTACGAAACAATGAGAGCTTTACTCATAGTTATGTACGGAGAAGAACGCTTCGAAGATGCGAAATCTAACGTCATCGAGTCCTTTATATTCATGGAAGACAGGGAGATACCATCTATGGGTACTACTGTAATATCATCACTCGCAGCTATGTTTCCTACGCGACCAGAGATTCAAGACTTTCTTGAGGCTTTCGCAAATGGATTCAGCGAACCTCGTTTTGCATCTGCAGAGGGACTCGATACCGACCTTCTTGCAGAGATGATGCTACCTATATTATATACGTTCGGAGATACGAAAGAGGGCGGCATGATTACCTTCAATTCGGAGGAATTCGCACGTATATTAGGACAGGTTTCATTTGCATTTGGTATGACAATCATACGGTCAGGTGGGGAGTTACCCAAACATATCGTTGAGAGAGCAGACCAGTTAGAAGCTAAAGCAGAGTTTAAAGATCGCGTATCCAGTATACTTTCAGACATCGAGATAAACGGTGTTGATGCATCTGAGTTTGAGAACAGTGACGAAGAGTGTGTTTATGACGGTGAGTATTCTCCTGAAATACGTGAGATGCTACAGAGAGTCGCTAAGAACCTCGGCGTTGATTACGTAAAAGTAGTCGAGGCATCCAACAGTGTGAGTGACATGTACCCTGATTTCTGCACAACAGTACACAATCGCGAGACATGTGTGAGATGCCAAATACTACAGCCTGATAATGAGGAGCTGATTGAGGTTATTGCGTCAATTGGAGGACTGGATGGTAGTAGTATACTGGAATTTGTGCCGGAATTTGATACAAGGGTCCTCGAAACGCTTGAGAAACACGGAGTTATTGGCGAAATGGAAGCGTATTCTACAAGTCATGCGCATTGTCGTATGGGCGTGTGGGTTATGATTATGAGAAAGGTGTATAATATGTCGAAAGAAGAGGCAAAAGTACACATAATTCCGCTCGAAGAAGCAAGTATCGAGAGAGCGCAACTGACTGAGCCTCAGTCATCAAACCTCCGGAGTCGCATCAATTCTTGGCTTTCTTACCGGGCAGTTAATTGACAGACGTCCCTCTACCTCTTACCACTTCTTACCACTATCTCCCACCTCGCCCCACCGAGGCGTGATCCCCAGATATTATATCAAAGTACATATCAAAGTACATATCAAAGTACACATCGAATCTTAATCTTAATAACACATATTCTATGAATAAAGACCTTTTTATAATGTATGGAGCGTACATACCGTGGGCTTCTATCTTTACACCTCTCTTCTTCTTCATTGATGACTCCCTCATAAGAAATATATTACTTGGTGGCGTGTTGTTTGCTTTTGCATTCCAAGCAGTTTGCGTAGTACTTTGGTTTCGAAAACTATTATTATCTTCCCCCTTCTAATAACCCTATATACCTCAGCTATGAATTTACAAGAAGCTAAAGAACTTGCACAGCAAGGAGTAAGAATGACGCACCAAGACTTTACGTCCGATGAGTGGATGATTATGAAAGGAAATATGATCCACTTCGAAGATGGTATGAAAATTTTCTTTGAAGAGTGGGTTTGTGGTAAACCTTACCTTCTCAATGGATGGAGTAGATACGAATCTGAAGAAAAATAAACTCTCATCCAATTTGCAGGTGTATATATCATAGATTTGCTACGGCAGATACTTGAGCTCAAGGTGCAACCTTGTAAGAGTTTATTTAAAACACTACTTAAGCTAGTTTATGAATCAGCCACACTGAGGACAATGTATTGGAGGATATAATCCTAATCGGCTGGATGAGGAACTCTATTACTCAGGAAGACCAGTTGAAGTGTAAAGTGGTGAGATGCCACATCGCGACGAGTCTTATGACTCCAACGTACCTATGACGGGATACTAGCGCGTTTAGTAACTACAAGAAAGCTCTTAACCGCTGAACAATGTAGCTATGAGTGCAGTGGTACACAAAGCCCGTTGTTTATACAAACTGAACTTGATAACTAAATAAAAGGCAATGCGTGATAGCATTTAAGTGTAGCCTACTATTAGCAAGTTAGAACATAAACTCTTATCCAATCAAGGATTACTATTTAGTATAATAAGATGTCTTAATAGACTGAGGTCTTCACCGATATTGTAAAATTTAGTAAGCAAAATGGAACTTTGTAAGAGTTTATTTCATGTACCTACAATATGGTACCAGTAACTACTCGAATGTCGGAAGGAGCCGCCGTGGTGGTTATTCCGATATGCACCTACGACAGGATACTAGCATGTTTAATATCTCTCCTAGCTCGACTAATTCTCAGGCTTGGACTGGGTATGATTGCAGTGGTGAGCAAAGCCTGTTACTTTTTACTCCCTCAACAAAACTATGGAAATTTGTCTCCTTTCTACAAAGAACACACGAACACAATCTGATGATGACTACTAATTGCGTTGGAACTATGAAGAGTCCATTCAAGTGAAGCAGTGAAATCTGAACACGCGCGCATATTTAGTAGCGACTTAAACGTGTTATAAATAAAAGTTGAAACCTCTTGTGATATACTGTGCCGTTACAAGGATTAAGTTAGAATGAGTAAGTCTAACACACAACAAGGACATTTCATTAGAGAAAACCTTGAGGAATTACAAGTTTCATATGGAGAAAATCCTATGAGTTAAAAGGTCATTGCCTGGACATCCAAACCGCGCCAGACAGTATAAACCAAAGATGGTGGCTACTAGCCTAGTACAGCGAAAGTGAGAATTGCTGTATGAAGGCGTTGATATCTGACATATACAACGTTAAATTTGTTCTCGCAAGAAGCAGATTTTTCTTATTACCAATCATCTGAGATAAAGTGCGCAGTTTATCTTAGCTCTGAAAGCAAACTTTTACACAGAAAAAAGAGAAAGAGGCCCGTGTTATCACGATCATGTCAAAGTGATAAGAACACCTCGAGTGCCAATGGAGACCGGTAAAACTGCTGCCGATCGACATGGTTAATTATAAGACATGTACAGGGTGGATGGCCTTTAAGTATACGGCCCAACTTCAAGCGCTGACTCGGACTCTCGGAACAGAGTACGGCTCGGAATTCTGCAGACTGCAAAACGATAACAGGATAAATAATAAACTGCTGATAATCCCCGCTAAATATAATAACGTCGCCGGAGCTTTTCGCGCCGTCCCCCTACAAGTCTTTTACCCACACATTATACAACCACAGTTAACATAACCACAAGTAACACAAGTAACAACAACCATTTTAATCCTTTTTGACTTATGAGATCAATATTATTTATAGCACTAACTATAAGCTTCATGTCAGTTATGATGTTTCTTCTTCTAAAACAAACTGTTAAGATGGCGGGGACAGAAGTAAAGAGTGCGTATAACGAAATGAATGCTATGGTTGGTGATACTGTAATCATTAACAAAGACACTTTAGTAATTGTGAACTTTTCTGTAATAGAGTCGACTCTTACACTCTCTAATGGTACAGAGATACATACATCCTTTTACAAAAAGAACCGCCCCTACACTGAACCACAGCAACCGTAACAAGAAATACCAATAAACCACATAAATTAATAACCAATAAAAACACGTCTAATGGAATCAAATCAAAAATCATCTCCAAAGAAAATCATTCCAAGCGAAGTAAATTAACCATGCTTATCAAAGATTTTGGGTACGAAAGAGTACGTAAAATAATGCGTCTAACATTCACTACGTTTTCCTCGTTAAATCCAAGAGAGAAAAGCGACGTTGCGACAACCCTCCTTCTCACACTATCCTTCCTTCTCTTAACCAAAGAAGAGTTTGAAAACATTATTTCAAAGTGGGTCGGCTCTTTAAAGCAATCTGACTACGATAGTTACGGTTTCTTTGATGAAAAAATTGCCCGCTCAATGGTTATGACTATGATCGAGCCCTTTATTATAAAGATTGTTAATAGAGGAGTGAATGAAGACGGAGTTGGGGTAAGCGGTGTTAGTATTGAATTTGATCTAATGTATATGCTATACAATACACTGAAAACATCTTTACGTAATACTGCTGAATTAGAAGATGAGGTACAAGATCAAGCTCAACCAGATCAAGATCAACAAGATCTAACCGATCAACCACCAACAGGGTCAGACGGACGCTGCGCCAGCGACGCTTTGATTATGGCTCTCTCAATTGAGTTTGAAGAGGATTTTGATAACGTAATGAAAGTAGCAGAAAGTATGAAGCATTCCGACCACGATACATGCTCAACGTGTGATATGCTCGAAACCTGCTTACGTATGCGTCTGGCATTTGAGGATGATGACGACCTGAAAGTCTTCACAAATATAGCAATCTCGCTTGGATTGTATGAAGGTCCATCAATGTTGAATCTTGTAGCCTCAGCTACACCAGAAATACTTTCCACGTTAAAGAGTGTTACTGAAACAGACTATTGCGGTGAATTAGTAGCAATGTCGAAATATGAGCCATTCTCCATTGAACATGCTCAGCTTCGTCTTTCATTATGGGCAGCTGTACTTCAATCCGCTTTTCCTATGTCTGATGAGAAAACCACAGAAACTGTAAGGTTCCTAGAAGCAGAAGACATTAAAGCTAAAATGCAGAGTTCTGAGCTCAACAAAGATATGAGCTCTATACCATTGCACATACGACTGGAAGCTTTGTTAAGATTCAAAGGACCAGAGGATTCCGATTCATAGCATAACACCTACAATTACATGTAGAACTTAGAAGCAGATTTCTATCTCTCTAATCTAACTCTGAGTTCTATGTGTAGTTGTATTAGTTTGTCTTATCAAATTTAACTATCAAACAAAATTAACATTATGTATACGAACCCTCAATTGAGTTTACAAAAACGATTGATACATTATCGTAAAATGCTGAAGTATTACGAACTTTCTGACGAGAGCAAAACAACTTTTTCTTTATCTGGACTTTGCCTGGTTTCGCGAAGAACGGGTATAATAGTCGGAGAGGGAGGTGTTTTTCTAAATTTTAAATTCGTATTACCGGAGCTATACATGCAAAAGCCAAAAAAGACTTATGATGATGACTTTTGGTGGGATCCAGATGATTATGAGAGTAGAAAGACAGCTCTAAGAGAAGCGATACGTTTATGTGAAAAAGCAATAGCATATGAAGAAGCTTAATACAACCCCAACTCTAGCAAAAAGCATCATTATGTTTGTGTTACTTGCGATGTTTGTAACAATGTCGATACTTGTGACGGTACACATAGGAGATTTCGTGATACAAAAGATCGATTACGTTGACGTACAACAACCGATCGCACAACGTACACCCATGTATTATTGCGAAACATCGCCAAAATACTCCCTCACTTGCTCCCTCATTTACTCCCTCACTTCTGATAGTGACGGTGTACCAATTGTATTTCCGATTAAGCACAAAACTTTCGAAAAGATTTCCATAATAAACTATATTGTAGTAATATTAGTGAAAATACCTCCCTAGATTGCAAGGTAGTATACAGAAAAAAGGAAAATAACAAAAAGCGCTTCAATAACATAGAGGGGCGCTTTCTTATATCACATTTTAAACTAATCTTAAACTCACTATATGTTAAATAACAACTCGAGATTCTTTGATCTCTTAGGTGAAGAACTCCACTGTGATGATCCTGTTATACTGGTACACTCTGACTCTCTGTGCGCCGGTATTATCGTAAAAAAGACACCATCATATATACACATACTTGCTACTGAAATAGTAGCTGATTGGAGTGTTAAATATTTTCGTCCCTTTTTCGTAGATAAATACCGTTCTACAGTAAGTACCAAGGTAGATAACTTCACAGTCACTGGTGTTATCAAAGCAACTTCACAGTCATCTATGTTTGCTGACACGGTAAAAACTAGTCCGGAGTATACCAAACGTATCAACAACCGCTTACCTAAAGATTGTTTCTAATGTGCATCATAAATCATGTAATATGGAAACAAACATACCACTATCGCAAGATATCAAGCCTCGATTAATGAGGATACTAAAGTTTGATACTTCGCCAGAACCTATCATCTTAATAGATGGATTAATAGTTCCAATCAGAACCGCGATAAACATTAAAGGAGCATTACGCCACATTCAAGAGTTTCGATTGAAGATCTCCGCGGGTATAAAAATACTCAGCACAGTGACAACCATATAGTAAGGTTACTCTTAACTTTACTCTTAATTCTTCTCTTATTTTTCCCTTAAATTAAACCAATACAACCATGCCATCAACTGCGATTAAAGTAGAGTGTATCGAGCTACCGTCTGCATTAACCTCACACGTAGTGAGATGTTCGACCGACGTCTTAAGAATGGTATACACATTGTGTGGACTACCCTCTGATCTCGTTGTTCCAAGGAAAGTTATATATGACCCCGTAACAAAGAAGTATATCATTAACAATCCTTACAAAGAGTTTAGACTGAAGTCAATACCGAGATTTGCTCGTAGATACCTACTCTCATTATTAGAGGAGCTTCACACCCACGTTGATATGCTTCACTATCAAACACACTGGAAACTTGCTGAGCAAATACTTCACCCCGGAGATTATGCTAACCAATTTCCAAAGACTCACAATGCATTTAAGAACATACATACTTCGTACAGAGCGAAAACTTGGTATGGTACCTTAGAAAATGCAAAAACCCTTACCGACTATCTTCATATAGCTTCTCAAATACCCATGGAGCTAGCAAAGAGATTAGATATGTTGGTACGAAACAATCCGGATCGTATTGACCAGATATTCGATGCCCTGTATGATGTATCACACAGCATACCATTGAGTGCTTTATGCTTTCTTGCTAAACACTTCAAGAAGCGTGATGTAGTATTACATCGTAGTATCATCTCTTCTGGCTATACGATAGAACTTCCCCCATTACAACCGCTTCCACAAGCAACAATCGACAAAACACTAACACGACTATATAGAATAATAGCAACAAAGACAAATGATGGATGTTAATTGGTTATAATGTTAAGACCTTGGGGAGAGTTTATCTCCCCTTGTGTCTTTTCTATTTTAACAAAAACAATCCTATTATTACAAAGACTATCTTCGTATAATAACCGAGAGCCTATCTTACCTCAACATAACTACTTTAAACTTATGCAGTACAAATCTAACATTTATACCGTACAAAAGAGGCTCAGTTATACACTTTAATACAAAACATTGAAGATTACGAATATTTTTTGCGGTGGTAACAACTACCTCTTTGTTTTGACATACCACATTCCCGTTTCGATAGTATCACATCATATTTTATCACTCAACTCAGTACTTAGGTATAGATTTTAACGATCTAGAAGTGCTTAGTATAATAAGCCGGTGTTTTAGCTTAGAATGATATATAATGAGTAAAGTAAGGTGCAAGTAGCTCATGCTCTCTTATGAGGGTGGCGTTCATAGCAAAAGCTAAGTGTGATCGTTTGAATTGAACAGCCAGCTTTACTTCTGCATATTCTATACACCTGGATCACATGCAGATGATTGATGCTAAGAATAAACCATGATCCGGAGAGTTCATCTCCATACATGGAATGTTGGTTCCCAAGGGTTGACCATCTAATTTACGAATTTCGTCTATTAGGTATAAGCCTTCCAAGCCGGCGTCGAGCGTATAAAAACCTCGGCGCCTTTTTTACCTTTAAAATACTTAACCAAGCTTTAATAACTTCAACCCAATATGAAACTACGAGCAACAATTCAAATCGAACAAGACTATTCTGGTAACTCTATGAAATCCTTTTGGAGAGGACTTAGATATGGAGATGTATTACATTGTGAGATGGATACTTATGAGCATGACAATATTATAATACATAAAAATAAGGATGCTATTGCAACCCGTCTACCTATAGGTAATTTTAATCAAGTAATGAAAACTCTCAAACACACAACCTTACAAACATAACTACCGATGAAACTACGAGCAACAATTCGAATAGAAGAGGATTATATAGGTCGTTCTGTTAATCCATTTTGGAAAAACCTAAAGTACGGTGATGTTGTACACGTTTGTCTTGAACTTGATTCTAGATACAATGATTTGAGGCTTCATAAGAATAACGAAATTAAACATTACTATGTCACTGTTGGAAACTTTAAAATAATTATGCGAAGTCTCAAACATACAGTTTTAGAACCCTAACCACATACTCACATGACAACAACAGAATTTAACAATAAATGGAGTAAACATCTCGAAGAAGGTCACTATGGAATGTCCATCTGTGTACCTGAAGTAATTGATTACATGGATAAAGAATTTGAGGAAGAAGTCAAGTCAAATTCAGGATTTACGTACTCACAAATAAAGACTAAGTGGGGGTCATCCCGAGTCTATACGACGAGCGATAAAGCTCAAAAGTGGGAAGATGCTATTGACGCAATCCTTAAATCCCTCAAAAATTAAATACTTAAAAACAACCTTAATATGTTCTGGGATATAATATTTATACTCGTAGTAATTGCTGCAGTAGGCTATTTTATAGCACAAAATTTCGAACTTTACCGATAAAACCTGATTAACACCATGAATTCTATAATAGACAATGTCATAAATCTCTTAAGACAGTTCTCCAAAGGGAAGATAACACTCTTGAGTGCTGCAAAAGCTATACACGATCTTTACTCTCCGCTTAGATGGATAGAATTTGATTTTCTTGATCCTGAAGCTCGCCCTACTAAACCAGATAAATATCTTGTTATTCGTAAGGATGGTAAAATACATTGGGAAACATGGAATGGTAATAGTTGGGCATATAACAGCGATTCAATACGGCAGTGGGCTGTAATCACCAGACCATATGAGATGAAGATGAAGGAGATAATAACCCTGACTGAATCACAAGAGTCTTTTAATAACATCTCGGATCTGCGAAGGTACCTGCTTGGTCATCCCGATAAGGAAATGGTAAGAGCAAGTTGTCTTCATTTTTTAGGAGATAACTTTCAAAAACTTTTTCACTCTTCCTCTTCAGAAGAAATTATAAACGCGTTTGGAACTGAGTGTAAGGCGACAACGGTTGGAAATACCACTATTATAGATGGTAGTTATGGTAAAACCTATGTTGATAATCCGATTCTGAAAGATCCCGATGACTTATACTATACAGGTTCTGGTGCAACTTGGGATACGGATTCAGACGGTAATCGTTATTGGAAAAGATATCACCCTCTTAAAACCATTGGAGACCAATACAGACATTTAAATTATGGAGATATCGTTAACGAAAGAGCGCGGATAGAATCCATTGTGAGAGATGTCATAAAAGAACTCAGTAGATAATCAAAACATCATCTCTATGTTAGTACATATACTACAATTACCAGATAACGACTGTATCTACGTAACCGATTACTCTGAAGAAACAGGTCTAGAATTTAAAAGAAGATCTAAGATTAAGGAGGTTCATCGATTTAAAGTAGTTGAAAACGAAGAGTCTGCATCTGCCGGTCATCTGACAATACCAATCAAATTGTTTAACCAAATAAAAGAATCTTATGCTATTAAAAGTTAAGAAGCTTAGAGAAGCTCCGAATCCAAAACACCCAGATCATATTGATATTGGGTTCGAGAAGGTAGAGTTTGTCTCTCCTGAATCATTCTCCCCACCAAAAGTTGGTGAAAGATTTTATGTTGGAAACCGATGGGTAACGTCAAAAGTCGTAAGGATCATTGACGAGAAAACCTTTGAAACCCTCAACTCTGTCTATGAATGGGAGATGTCGTGTCATCCACAAATAAATAAAACCTTTAAAGATATGAAAAACTCTAATTAACGAAAGTTATAAATTTAGAGAGATTTTTGTATAATTTGAATAATTAACCAATTTTAACTAACTTAAATCATTACAAACCAATGAAATATGTATCCATTGACATCGAAACTACTGGGCTTGACCCAGCGCGACATCAGGTTCTTACAATCGGTGCTGTCGTCGAAGACACGAAAAAAGTGATGCCATTAGACAGATTGCCGTCGTTTCATGCTATGATAATAAGATCTGAAGTTACAGGTCAAATTACCGCCTTGAATATGAACAAAGATATCATACAACTACAGCAAAATTACATGAACTGTGCTAATGATATGGAAAAATACGAACTAAGTGTTAGTCGTGATACGATATTCTGTAGCGAAGATGAGGTAATCATTGAATTTTACAAGTTCTTACGAACTCATTTAGTTCCAGATGCTCCAGCAGAGGCATTTTTTCTTAATGGAAAGCCGTCCAGCAATGTACCTAAGATTAAGTTCAATGCTGCAGGCAAAAACCTTGTATCTTTTGATTTAAAGTTTTTAGAACAATTACCTCGTTGGAAACAATTACTTCAAGTAAAACAAAGAATTATTGATCCTGCTATTCTTTTTACTGAGTGGTATAGTGATGATGGATTACCGAATCTGTCTACATGCAAAGTAAGAGCTGGATTAGATCCCAATGTTTCGCATGATGCGTTGGGTGATGCCATGGATGTGGTTCAGTTAATACGCAATTACATCACCAATACATACAATGTAGTATGGGGAGCGCAGTAACTACTTTGTTTTACCTCACCCTAGCAATGATGTCTGGTGTGGGGATAGCTGTGTTGTGGCGTACATGCATTTATACTCGTGGAGGTATCTTTCGCCCTATTGGTCGGATTTTGGATTATTGGTGTTATAAAGCATCACTTCCAGAATCTGGCCCAGGATATAAGATACTTAGGTTTTTTGCTTATCCACTCGGTCGATGCATATACTGCAGTCACTTTCACTTCTCATATGATATGTTCTTTCTTGTATCATTTTTCTTTGATCAATGCTTTCCTCTATATTATCTAATCTTTTATTTACCGATAAGTCATTTACTTCTAATAGCCACAGTACGTTGGTTGTTAGAGTATAATAAAGATCTGGAAATGAATGATTGGGAATATATGAAAAATAATCCTTCAAAATTTATTGACTTTAAAACACGTAATATCACATGGAAATAATTATCTTTTACATTATATCTTTTCTTGTAGCAGCAATAGCAAACATAATGTTGCGTAGAGGAGATGAAAACATCCACCTCATACCGGTTATATGGGCTATCCCATATGTTAATTTCATTTCGATCATCGCCTTTGTACTGCATAAGTACGATATAATCGACATATTCAGTACAGTTGAAGCGATATATGATGTCTTTGATGAAGACTTTCTCGATGATCTTTTTCAATAAACTAAAACAGTATGGGACTTAACTTATTTATTTATCTAATCCTAACAGCCTTTGCAATGTACTATATGTATGTTGTATTCTTGCTTCTTGGTGTGATAAAAATACCGGACAAAAAACTAACTTGGTCTATATTTCTACCATTTTATGTTTGGAGGAAACTCTATAATACAAAGAAATAACAATCACAAAATCATTACAAACACTTTTTAATAATCAAACAACTCTTTAAATTTTATGGAACAGTTTAAAAAATCCGGCTTCGGCCGATTAGCACTCGTAGGTATCTTCATCGCGATTGCTGTATTATTATCAATCTTTTTCCTGGGTAACAACCTAGTTGAGACAAATGAAGCCGGTTATTACCAGGTTTCGCAACAATTTATCGTCGGTGATCTTAGTGTGAGAAATACTCCTGGTACTTACTGGCAGGGGTTAGATAAAATAACAACCTACGAACTTGCTGGCGATGTATTTTTATCAAAGGATGCAACCGACGGCGGCACTCAGTCCGATAATGCCGCAGAACGTGTACTATTTCCTAATGGTTTCGCTGATATCAACTTTGTCGGAATATATGAAATACAGCCCGGAGATGATACGCGAAAATTACTACATATTATGTATAATACCGATGAGGGAGTGAAGTATATGGTAAAACAGCAGGTTATAGAAGCACTGAAAAATACCGGTACCTTAATGTCAGCAGAAGAAGCCTACTCCTATAAGCGCGCAGAATTCATTGCATTAGCCCGAGAGCAAGCATTGCAGGGTTTATATAAGTCGCATGTTTCTATTGATACTATACCAGCTACTGGAGGAGGATTTCAGTACATTAAAAGATATTCTGTAGAGCGTGATGCCGATGGAAATCCGATAGTAATGAAAGAATCCTTGCTTAAAAAGTATAACATCGCACTCCCACAATTTAACATTAAGGATATGGACTTTGATCCTAAACTTACTGCTTTGATAGATAGTAGGAAAGATGCACAGAAAGCTGAGCAGGATGCTATTACAGAAAAAGCTAAGGGAGAGGCCCTTATAGCACGAGAGAAAGCAACGCAGGAAGTCGATAAGATTAAGCTTGTTACTATTGCACAAAAAGAGAAGGAAGTTGCTATACTCAATGCTGAACAGCTGACAGCCGTAGCTCACCAAGCCAAAGAAGAAAAAGAAGCGACGATTCTCGCAGCTGAAGCTAAGAAGCAGGAGCTATTGATAGCCGATGGTCTTTCTGCGAAGGATAAATACACTATTGATGCAGCAAAAGAAACTGCTATCGGTGTAGCCAAAGAAACATTTGGTGGTAAAGGTCTTAACTTACCTCAGATCATGGTGATCGGTGGTGATGGTAAGGGACAGATGGTCGATCCTTTCACAGCTGTTGGTCTTGAGTCGTTTAAAAACATGCTCAATCCTGCGGCTGTTTTAGATCGGAATAAATAGTATTGTTTGCAAAGTGAAGTAAAAGGGAGGGGAGAATACTCTCCTCTCTTTATTTAATTTTAGTTTATTTTAAATCAAACACTGTACAAAATGACAACAAAAGCAACTCCAAAAAACAATGTACTTGATATTCTCAAGAGAAATAATCGTGAGATAAAACAAGACCAGGCATTAAATATCAGCGAGGATATCTCTGTTTTTTACAAAAGACGTATCGAAGATATCAAACTGTCGATCAGAAGAATGGAAAGAGCGAGAACAGCTCTCCTTGATATAGCTCCGACAACCACTACCAGCCTCGTTATCGGCCCAAATTTCGATGCCGAAGGTTATGTGAGAGATGATGAAAAGCTTACGCTTGACATTCGTCTGGAAAAGATTAAGTTAGAAGAAGCCGAAGCACGGTTCAAAGAACTGTTTGGTGAAGTAATTTCTGACGAAAAAGAAGATTAATCATGGGATATTCAGCATACTCAGCAGTGAACTACTCTGCGACAAAAGAAACACTTGCCAAACAAACACGACAGGAGATATTTCAGAAACATGCACATAAGTCAATGGATCCTTCAAAAGTTACTACTCGTGAGTGTCGTGATAGTGATATCCATCCTGAAACACTACCAATAATCATAGCTCTTGATATCACTGGAAGTATGGGTATTATACCTGAAAAAATAATTAAAGGAGGCCTTGGAATCATTATCGAAACATTGATGGAGAGAGGTGTTTTACACCCATCGATTCTATTCCTTGCAATAGGAGATCATTTGTATGATCCATCGCCTCTTCAAATTGGACAGTTTGAGAGTGGAGATAAAGAGCTGGTAAAGTGGCTTTCCAATACATGGATTGTTGGACGTGGTGGTGGAAATCAAAAGGAAAGTTATCAACTTGCTTGGGAAACCGCTGCTTATCATACAGTTACTGATGCTATGGAAAAAAGAGGTCGTAAAGGTATATTAATCACTATTGGTGATGAAGGTATCCTTGAGTCAGACGACGCTAGTTTAAGACTTTTTGCTACCAGACCTCTAGGTGAAGTTCCAAGTCTTCCATCTCTTTTAAAAACTGTGCAAGAAAAATGGGAGGTGTATCATATACATGCAAACGACGCGTCATTTCCTGTAGGTTCTTGGCCTGGAGATAGTATTTTCTCTCAATGGACCGGTTTAATTGGTGAGAATGTCTGGGTTGTTGAAAAGAACGATAACATACCCATGACAATAGTAGACATCGTGCTTGGCTCGATGAAAAACTACGATAATCAACACAGCCATTACACAACAAAGACCGATAGTGCTGACTCAGATCACGACGAGTTAACTGATATGCATTTATTGTAATGGAAGTTAATATCGTTCTCGGACTTGGTTTCGGAGATGAGGGTAAAGGTAATATTACCAACGCCTTGTCAAAGAAGTATGCACCAGATAATACACTAGTTGTTCGATTTGGTGGAGGACATCAAGTAGGACACGGTGTTGTTCTCAGTAGTGGACTTCATCATACATACTCCAACTTTGGAAGTGGTACCGAAAACAGTGTTGATACTTTTTGGAGTAAATATTGTACTTATGATCCTGTAGGTGCTATGAATGAGTTGAAACTTTTGAAAGAAAAAAGTAAACGTAATCTAGGTAAGACAATATTGGATCCAGAAGTAATGATTGTTACTCCTTATGATATCGCCTATAATCACTACATAGAGGGCATAAATCATCACGGAAGTGTTGGTGTGGGCTTTGGTGCTACCGTTCAGAGAAACGAGGCACATTACCACCTATACGCACGTGATTTGAGGCACCATAGTGTTTACTTACCTAAACTCCAACTTATAAGTAATTACTACAAAGATAAGATGGATGAGGAGCATTTTGACTCTGTGAGCATAAGTGAGTTTATAAAGGCAGTTGAGGGAATTGATGATATCAGAATAAGAACTTTTAGAGAAGTTATGTCTGGAAGAAAGGTGAAGCATCTATTATTCGAAGGGCATCAAGGTATCATGCTAGATCAAACCTATGGTTTCTTCCCTCATGTGACCAGGTCAAATACGACCATGCAAAATGCAATTGAGATGTTACGTGAGTACTATCCAGAACATGACAAATCCGATATTATACAATTTAGTATACGATACGTAATGCGTGCTTATCAGACACGTCATGGTAATGGCCCTATGTATGCAGAAGTTGATGACTTTGATTTCGTAAATGAAAGTAAAGAGCCAATTCTTGAAGGTTTACAAGGTAAATTCAGATATGGAAAGCATTCCATAGATACGTTGAAGTACGCAATTAAGTGTAATAGATACCATAAACCTTCTTTTATAAAAGTACACTCAGAAATTGTTTACGTAACATGTTTAGATCAAACACATGATATGATTATCGGTTTAAACAATAAACCTGCGGCTGATCTAATGAACTACATTGATATTCCAATAATCAAAGTTCGTACTGCAGCTTTCGAAATGTAATAAACTCTTGAAAAAGAGATGTAACAAAGAAGTTCATTTTGTTTTATTTATTCCAAGGAGCGAAATCAGTAACTCCTTGGTTTTTACAACCACAAAAAACAACCAAAATATGACAACCAAAGAAATTGTAATGGATCTTGGTCCAGGAAGAACTGTCTTTTTAATCAAAGACGCTGAGATAAGTGCTTGGGATTTAGTGGGCAGACATCCAAAATATCCGCACATCTATTATCTAGCAAAATACCAGTCAGTAGACACTACTATGACTCTTAGACTTGACTCTAGAGAACCTCTGCATTGGGAAGTTGATTATGACGCGGCTAAAGAAGTCCTGTGGAATCAACTTATGCGTAAAGTCCAGGCGATCAACTGGTCTTTTATGGATGACAAAAAGAAATTTGAATTTTAAACTCATGATATTTTTAGCTATTATTGGGATGGTATTATCCCTTGTTTTGGTCATTTGGTTAACAAACAAAATTACAGATGTAAT